GGAGAAGCTTGTGTCCAATTACGGACCGAGGTAGACAATATCATCAATGACGCAAGTCATAATATAATTACTGAAGTAATCTACAAAGATTTCCTTAAAGATGAGCGAAGACCATTTGAAAAAGTTCAAGCTGGTAAAACACGCTTGGTGTCTGGTGCTCCTCTCGATTACTGCATAGCAGTACGAATGTATTTCTTAGACTTTACGGCTCAGTTCATGAGAACCAGAATCTTTAATGGTTCAGCTGTGGGCGTCAATCCCTATTCGCAGGAATGGCGTCTCATTCTTAGAAAGTTAGCACGTCATTCGAATATTATAGCCGGTGACTTTAGTGGATTCGATACATCACACTCTTGTGATATTTTCAGAAAGATTTGTGAGAAGATTAGTGATTGGTACGGTGATGGTGAAGTAAATCGAAGGATAAGGAGGACACTTTTTACATCTTTATTTACTTCAAAACACATTAATGGCATGATTGTTTACCTTTGGTATGGTTCATTGCCATCAGGTCACCCACTAACTACAATTGTTAATACTTTGATTAATTTAATTATCATCGCTTATTCATGGATTGTGATTCATGATGGAGACATAAGCACATTATTTTATTTTGACGATCACGTTGAGTGTATCTGTTATGGAGATGATAATGTGATATCTGTCTCTGATGAAGCAATCGATTTATTTAACCAAATTACAATCACTGGAGTTCTCAAAGAAATTGGATATATTTATACGGATGAATCCAAAACTGGAGAACTGGTTAAGTGTCGTGACATAACTTCAATTGAATTTTTAAAGAGGAGGTTTTTGCGGAGTGATGATCTAGTTCTAGCACCTCTAAGGCTGGACGTAATTTTAGAGATGCCATACTGGATTAGATCCACAACCAACCAAGATTCACAAACTCTTGAAAATTTTGAGAACGCTATTCGTGAATTGAGTCTGCATGAACAGGCGACATATGACGAATGGGCACCCAAAATGATTTCTATACTATTCAAGAAAATGGGACAAAATTATGAATTAGTCAATTATTCTAAGAAAAGGAATCAAACATTGACCGAGATGCAGGACATCTTCTCGCGCATAGCGACAGATGATTCTGCTCTTGACTAGAG